TCTGTTCTTGGCGTCTTGGAGTCTAGCTTCTCTACATACAAACGAGAGGTCTTGAGTAGGGTCAGCATATCGCTGACTAAATTCTTGGAAACTGAAACTTCTGTGTCGCAAGATTTGTCGGGCAATGTCTCTGGTTGTGGTAATCTCGATACAGGCGGAGACCATTTCGAGTGGGCTCCAGTGTTGGTGTTTAACCAAGTATCGTATAAGTCTTTCGGAAGTATCTGTGTTGAATTGATTGGAGGGATTGCTGACACGGGCGCAATACGCAATGAGTTCCTGCGCATCTCCGATGCCCAGATCTCTAAATTCTTCTGTTGGCTGTGAATAGGATAATAGACGAACATTCATGTATTTACTCTTCTTCTTTAGGTTGTTCCTGACAGAGTTGTTCCATCAGCTTGTAGTGTTCGTAGGCTTTTTTAAGTGCGGCAAATTTTTCTAGTTTAGCAGGATCTGGAACAAGTATGGCCAAACGTTCTTCCAGCTTGTTCATAAACTCTTTGAGACTTTTACCACCTACAGTAATATCAGTGCCGGCGGCCATATCGATGCCGTTCGATGTAATGTTAACACACGGTGATGTAGTAGTTATAGTATTCCAATTATTGCTGTTTATACCTGTGGTATAAAACTGTCCACTACTGCCAGCAGCACCGATTGTATATCCACCATTACTAATAGTTGTACTCGGTAGAGTAATAGTATTTGAACTGTACATGGTACTAGCATCTGTATCTATAGTGATAGTATCGGTACCGTAACCACTGTAACTTATGTTACCATAGTTGGGAGGAACAGCACCGTACCCTAGATCTAATGTACCAATATCCTGTGCAATGATGCCTACATCAGAATCGTCAAGATCTTGCTTGCTCATCTTTAAGCCTTGGCTTCTTTGCGAGCGTTCTTTTCTTCTGTGATTTCGTTGCGGCGAGCTTTGACTCCCTTGGCCACTTCTTGAAGTGCTTTACGAGCACGAGTTCCTGCTGCACCGTTGCCGGCTGTGAATTTTGCGTCCTCGGCTAAGAATGCTTCGAAGTCTGCTTTTAGTTGTTCTACTGTTGTTGACATAATGTTTTCCTTAAAGTTATGTTCTAATACTTATTATAGTATCTGGTGTGGTCGGTAGGTTTCGAACCTACAAAGGCGTTGTCTAGGACGTTGCCCCGGCGCCAGCTTCTCCTAGGAAAAAGCGGCAGGTCTGCCAATTCCACTCACGACCACTCATACAGTATATAACCGCAAACACAAAAGGTCAAGCATTTTGTAGTTAAATACTGTCAGATTATGACACACGACTTTACCAAGATACCATTTGATCGCATAGTAAGATTTGGACAACGCACCATGTTGCATCGTCCATTATTTTCCACCAGTTGGATTTTGGGTCGCTTCTGTAATTATAATTGTTCCTACTGCTGGCCTTATGCTCGCAGTGACCGAATGGATTACCAATCATTCGAAGTCTATGTCAATGCCATAGACGAAATCAAACGGCAGGCTCGAGCTAATGGATTCAACGAGTTCCATTGGAGCTTTAGTGGGGGCGAACCCACTGCTTACAAACAGTTTCCGATTTTGGTTAAACACCTAGACGAAACAGAAAGCACATACCAAAGCATACATATGACCACCAATTTGTCGCCAGGCTCCAAATGGTGGAATACTTGGTGTGCTAATACCGCATTGTTACAGCGTAGGAGTATTACAGCCAGTTTTCATGATGAGTTTGCCAAGGAGCAAGAGTTTGGTGACAAGTGCCTACAGTTACAGTATGAGTTGGTTCACGTCACCGTTAACCAAGTGATGGTACCTGAGAAGTTTTATGAACTTTATGAACGCATGTCTCGCTTACATGCTCGAGGAATTAATGTCACCCTTAAACCACAAAGCGATCCCACTGCGAGTCGGGTGGTAGATGGTTATACCGAGGAAATGATCGACCTATTACAAACCGGATTTCCTCAAACGTCACAGGGAGAAGAAGTATATCAGATCGCCTTGTACGATCAGTCTGGAGAAGAGTATCTGTTCGATCAAGCAGAACGATTTAATGCATTTGGTTTTAATAAATTTCAAGATTGGAGTTGCAATAGTGGATATCAAAGTGTTATAATAAGAGGTGATGAAGTTAAACGTAGTTATAGTTGTCACGACACAGTATTAGGTAATTTAAAAAACTTTGAGTTATTCAAGACTCCTCAACGCTGCATTACTCCGACATGTGTGAGTTCGGCGGATAGTAAAATACCCAAATGCAAAATTATTTAATTTTTAATACAATTACATCATTAGTCAAAAAGAATCAATTCTTGCCGATTGATTGTGAAGTTGGTTCCGACTTTTCTGGAACAGACACTAAAGAATTATTCCAAAAGAGTTTAAAAACTCAACCCCTCAACTGGGAGTACCGAAATAAAATTATTAAATATACCCTTAACAGCAAAGGTTATAGAGCACCGGAGTTTAAAAAAATTGATTGGGCTAATTCTATAGTAGTATTTGGATGTTCATATGTGTTCGGGGTTGGTCTAGACGATGAAGATACTATCTGCAGTCAACTAGCAAAAATCACAGGAATACCTGTAGTCAATTTAGGCGTCAGTGGAAGTTCTATCACTTATTCTCTTCACAATTCTATCATTCTCAAAGATGGATATCCAACACCAAAGGCTGTGGTACATTTATGGACTGAATATAATAGGACTGTCTACTATCACCGTAATCAAGTACGAAGTTATGGACCATGGAACTTAGTAAAAAATAATTATATGGATGTTTGGTCTAACAGCAATCATCATGGAGCAACTCATGCTCTCATGGCTAGTATTACTAACAAACATTTATGGGGCAACACATCATATTATGAAGCTAGTTTTTTTAGTGAAACTGCTAACTTAATAAATTGTGATTATTTAAAAACGATAGATACAGCTAGAGACCTATCACATCCTGGGCTAAAAACAGCCCGTATTATAGCTAGCCAAATAGCTGATAATTTAAAATGCAAATAGATACGGAACATTTACACTATTGGATACAGGCCATCCGCCAAAGCCCGGATCCTATGCGTACTATGGATGCTTTCTGGAGCGGCCAGCTAAAGAGCAAAGAATGGTTGATTGAAAATATTAGACCGTTTATTAACAAGCCAGTCAGTGTAGATATCCATGGTGGTTGGGTGGGAGTATTGGCCAGTATGTTGTTTCAAAGTGGTGTGCCTATCAAAAATATACGCAGTATCGATATCGACCCTACATGTGAACCCATGGCTACCATGATGAACAAAGGCGAAGAGATTCAAGGTAAATTTCGTGCAGTAACTAGAGATATGTGCAACATCCGCAGCGACGCTGATGTGATTGTTAATACCAGCTGCGAACATATTACACAAGATCAATATGATTTATGGCTAAGCGGTATACCTTATAACAGCTTGCTTGTGTTACAAAGCAACGATTATCTCATAGACGAACATGTCAGAACAGCCGAGTCGTTAGATAAATTTGAACAACAGTCAAATATCTCAGTGTTATGGAAAGGGCAGTTGACTTTGCCCTTGTACACAAGATGGATGCTTGTAGGAAAAATCAATGATTGAACACAAATACCCAAAAAATGTTACAGCCATTCATATAGAATTGACTGACAAGTGCCAAGCCAGTTGTCCTATGTGTGCTAGAAACTACAATGGCGGTAACGAACGCCCGTTCGTGGGGCAGCATGACATTACTTTAGAAAAGTTTAAGACTTGGTTCACCCCAACATTTTTAAAAGGTATCAAAAATTTTTATGCCTGCGGAAACTATGGTGATCCAATTATTGCCAAGGACTGTCTTGAGATTTTTGAATATGTTAGAACTTGTACTGATGGTAGATTGGCTATACATACCAACGGAAGCGCTCGATCTACCAAATGGTGGGCTAATTTAGCCCATGCGTTAGAGGGTCGGCATGATGTTACTTTTGGCATTGACGGCTTTGCGGAAAGCCATGTGCTGTATCGTAGAGGCACCGATTGGCAAAAAATTATAGATAATGCTAGGGCATTCATTTCAGCGGGCGGCATGGCATCGGTTGACTGTCTTGTGTTTAAACATAATCAACATGAAATAGAAAATTTTAAAGCAGAAATGTTATCAATAGGATTCAAATCAGTAAATGTGAAATCCACCGGCAGATTTTATGATATGCAAAAATTTCCAGTTTTAAATTCAGCTGATCAAATTGAATATTATCTAGAACCAGCAGATCTTAATGAATACAAAACAATAAATTTTTTAAAGTTAGATGAATTAAGCAAAGATATCACACTGTGGCAGGATATAGTAAATCAAACAGTAGTTCAGCCTAAGTGCGTTTCTAACAATGAAATTTTTATTGATGCCCGCGGCACTGTCTACCCATGCTGCTGGGTAGGGTCTGACATGATCGAAGAACCGTTAGCTGTCGCTATGCCAATACACGATTTAAGAAACAAAATGGTTCAAAATTCTAAACAACATTTTAAAAAATTTAATAAATTTAATTTAAACTCTATGTCCATGGAACAGGTGTTGTCTGACAGCAGTTGGAACATGTTCGATAACTTAAATAACAAGCCTTGGTCGTGCGCCAAGAATTGTAAAGCATAATTATGTCAACTAATAAAATATCCGAAATCAAAGTTAAAATAGAAAATCTCACTAAAAGCAGCACGTTTTGTGTGTTGCCCTGGATACACTTTGCCACTCGCCCCAATGGCGACATGCGGCTATGCTGTTCGGCAAACTCCAGCGGCGCAAACCAGGATCATACAATAGGATTGGTAAAAAACGAAACCGGAATCCCTGCTAACTTTGGTCGAGACACACCAATGAGCGCTTGGAACAACGAATACATGAAGTCAGTTCGAACCACAATGCTAGAATCCAAAATTCCTATAAGTTGTACAAAATGCTTTGATGAGGAGTCTAAAGGAATTGTAAGTAAAAGAATTTGGGAAACATATACTTGGATGCAAGACGGGTTAGATATAGAAGAATTGATTACGCAGACTCAACAAGATGGAACTGTTCCTGAACATCTAGTTTACCTTGATCTTAGACTAGGGCACACTTGTAATTTAAAATGCATAATGTGCAGCCCTCATGATAGCAGTAAATGGGTAGGCGATCACAAAAAAGTATTCCATTTATTTGAACATAAAGAACTTAAAAGTCAAATGCATTGGGACGAGAAAACTTTTAATAATCAATGGTACGAGCATCCTACTTTTTGGAAAGAAATTTTTGCACAAATTCCAAATCTTAAACAGGTATATTTTGCAGGCGGCGAACCTCTGATGCTTAAAGAACACAAGATGTTTTTACAAGAAATTATCCGCCAGGGATATGCTGACAAAATTTTAATTAGATACAATTCAAATGGATTATTAGTCAGTGAAGACATCATTGAATTGTGGAAACACTTTAAAAAAGTTAAGTTTGCAGTTAGTATCGATGATATTGCAGAGAGAAATCATTATATTCGATATCCCGCTGATTGGTCGGTATTAGAAAAAAATATGAATAGGCTAGATGACACTCCTGATAACATACATGTGAGTATAGCGACTGCGATTCAAATATTAAACATAAAAACTTTGCCTACGTTAGTAAAGTGGAAATTATCACAAGGATTCAAGAAAGTCAATCTAGATAATGTCTACGAAGGAATGTTAGCAGGCGGCGGCCTAGTCAATATGCATTTGATATATATTCCTACTTTCTTAAGTATTAAATGTTTGCCAGAAGCAGACAAACAAGAAGTAAGAGAAAAGTTTGAAGATTTTAAACAATGGTTGTGGAATAATTATACACAAGATGATATTTTTTGGTCAGTTAATCCTTATGGATGGAAACGGTGGCAAGCGATACTAGACTTCATGGATTCAGAAGATCACACATATCTTCTACCAGCGTTTAAAGAGTATATAAACAAATTGGATTCCATCCGTGGGCTTAACGCCGCTACAGTGTTTCCAGAATTAGCACATTTGCTATGAAAAAAATTTGCATACTGCCTTTCATACACACACTAATACTACCTAACGGTAGTATCAATTTGTGCTGCAATAGCAAAGTACACGATTCTCTGCCTACTGTACAAGACGGAGTTGATGATATTCTAAACAATCCGCTACATACCAAAGTGCGTAAAGAAATGTTGGCAGGAGAGCAACCCGATGAATGCAACAAATGTTGGACCAATGAGGAATTAGATATTAGAAGTTACCGTCAACAACAAAATTTAACTTACATGAAATATTTCCCTAGAATATTAATTGCTAATAAAGATGGCAGTTCATCATCGGGTGTTAAATTTTTTGATGTAAGATTTAACAATACGTGTAATTTAAAATGTGTGATGTGCTCTAGTGATTACAGTTCTTCCTGGGCCGAAGACGAAAAAAATCTAATACCAATCATTGAACATACCTCATTAAAAGAACACTTCATGCACAGGCACAATCATTATAATAAAGAATCCTTCAAGTGGGGGCATGACGAAGAAATTGTAGCATCTATAATGAGTAATGCATCT